CCAAAGGCCGCCGCCCGTTATCCACCGAGAAAGCCGAATCTGGCTTGTTACGCATGATGTCGCCTGAATGGTGGCGGGCGCGATTAAAACGCCGCCGTGATATCCAGCGGGAACACATGGCGATCTCCGTTGGCCAAGTGCAAAAAGCGGCGTCGCCGTATGTCTCGCGCTCCACGCTGGACGAATGGAAAGAGCAGAAACGCCGTAACCGGGAGTTTTTCAAGGCATTTGAGCTGGAAGATGAAGAGGGTAACCGTGTCTCTCTTGATGACAAGGTTAACGCCAGCAACGCTAACCCGGCGATCCGTCGCTGTGAGCTGATGGTGAGAATGCGCGGCTTTGAGGATTTGGCTCAGGAAATTGGCTGCGCCGGGGAGTTTTACACCATCACCGCGCCATCACGGTATCACGCAGTGCATAGCGGCGGCGGGTTCGTCGAACAGTGGAGCGGGGCCAGTCCACGCGATACACAGAAATACCTGTGCGGTGTTTGGGCGCGTATACGGGCGGAACTGTCACGTGAAGAGATTAGCGTGTTTGGCTTCCGGGTCGTCGAACCGCATCACGATGGCACGCCACATTGGCACTTGCTGTTGTTCATGCGCCCGGAACATATCGAACAAGTGCGCGACATCATGGCGTATCACGCCCGCAGGGAAGATGCCGATGAACTGAACAGCGAAAAGGCGCAAACAGCCCGCTTCCACTATGAACCGATTGATCAGGAAAAAGGCAGTGCTACGGGTTATATCGCCAAGTACATCAGCAAGAATATCGATGGTTACGCACTGGATGGAGAGGCCGACGAGGAAACCGGGGAAAGCCTGCGCGACATGGCAAAGGCGGTATCTGCCTGGGCGTCGCGCTGGCGTATCCGGCAGTTTCAGCAAATTGGCGGCGCGCCGGTAACGGTTTACCGCGAGTTGCGTCGCCTGGGTGATAAGCAACTGGATAACGCGGCGATGGATGCGGTACTGGCGGCGGCAGACGTGGGCGACTGGGCGGCATACACACAGGCGCAGGGCGGGCCGTTAGTTTCGCGTGATGCGTTGGTGGTGCGCCTGTCCTATGAAGTGACCGAGCGTGCCAATCAGTACGCCGAAGACGTGCAAAAGGTTCAGGGGGTGTACTCGCCATTATTGGGGGCGCACTCCGCGATCATCACCCGAACAGTGCAATGGAAGATTGTCCCGAAACAGGCCGCCGCGTCAGCGGGGACCGGGGTTTCTGGCGGCCCCGCCGCCGCTTGGAGTTCTGTCAATAACTGTACGCCGGGCCTACGGCGACGATTATCGGAATTGTTGCGCTTAAGGGGTTTTCCACCTGATCCGGGGCTGATCGATGTGCTGATTCGTGGCGGCAATCTGGCAATGAGTGAGGGTAGGGCGCTGAAACTGGTCAACGACAGGCTGGAGGAAGTACGTATGACGGGAGATTGCGAGCTGTGGCAGGGGTGGAGCTGGGGTTAATAATTTGTTTTATATGACATAATTCTTCCATTATAAGTTTATGATGTGCCACTGTCAGCCGTAACGTTGTTGTTGAAAATATGAGCTCCTGTGCATATACTTATCTATAAATATAGGGTTTTAGTTTTTTAAGTTACAATCACCAGGTGCAGAAATATGGGAAGAAATAGGATCATCATTCAGGTTAGAGGGAATGGTGAAGTTGTTAAATCTGTAAATGGTTCTACGCTTAGGGATAGTGTAGAACGTTCTTTGCGCGCCTCTTTCTCATTGGAGGGAAGTAATGTCAGTGACGTTTCTTGGGAGAAAATTAAGTTTTCTGAAAGTTATCTAACTAAATCATATAAGTAAAATAGCGTTGGAATTTTAAAATTCATTGATTGCTCTCGATATAAGAGCAATCAGGTTGTTCTTTCTGTTATGAATTGCTCTCCTAACAGCATAATGATAGGCTTTTTTCTTTTTTAATGAACCATCGATTTCTTCAATATTTAAATTATATCCCATGGTTGCAGAAATTATTTGAAGAAATAATCGTATTGTCCTTCCATTACCATCTTGAAAAGGATGAATCCAAGCTAGTTCTGCATGTAATACTACAATCTTATTTATCAAATCATTTCTATTTTTTATTTTTGCTAATTCATTTTCTTGACACTGTCTTAAGCTTTTTTTTAAAGATGTTTTTATATCGGCATGTTCTATAGTCGGTCTTTCTCTGTCACCCACAACAACCTCATGGCTTCGATAACTCCCAGCCCAATCATAAATTTTACCAAATAGTGCCTTGTGGCATTCAATAATAGTCGATTCATTTATTTTCTTTCTCTTGTCTATCATATATGATGAAATAAGGTTATAAGTGTTGATGTACGAGATTATTAATTCGGCAAAATCAACCTGATATTGATATTTTGCAAAGACAAGGTTCTTTGTTGACATTTTTTCATATCTTTCATTTACTCCATCTTTTAGTAGGATGAACTTATTTTTATCATATTTTACTTTTATTACTGCACCTTTCTTGAATGGGAAATCTTTGCTGTGGGGTAAAATGTGAAAGTACTTTTCCCTCCCTATTTTGTCAAAGCCAACAATAGTTCCGAAAATGAAATCGGCAGCCGTTGCGTTAAATAAAACACAAACGGAATCACCTAGTTGAATTTCTTTTCTTGATAAGTTACATGTTTCCTCTTTATATTTTAGTATATGGCTTATTGATGGTATTTTCTTCGATTTTGATAAGCCACCACTACCGCAAATAATTTCCTTTGTCCTATTGTTCCAATAATAATTTACTGTTCTTTTTTTGTTTTTTGTCTTTTTTATATGTACTAACCGATAATCCATTAGGCTTATTCTTATGCCTTTTTTTATCTTTGTATCTTTTAGTAGGATTTTAATGTGTGTTGGCATTTTATTAAAGTGATTGGATGATGTTAATTTGCCTAAATTACGATTTTTTCACTTTAGTATAATTTTGTTTTTTTTGCAAATGCTTAGAGTTAAATCTATTTATCTTTATGATTTTTAAATGATTTATGTGTTTGGTGTTTTTGATGGTTGATGTCAATGATTTCGTTTTGAGATTCATGTTTTATGACGCCTTTTTATCAACAAGGTTATGCTGTTATGTGAAAAAGATAATGAATTTTAAATGGCAAGATTTTTCAAAAATAGAGTGAAATTATTATTTTTGTTTTGTATGTATATCAATGTAGGGTGTTTTTGCGGGCGTAAATATAAAAATAAAATTGGTTAAATAAGTGATGCTTTGGTGCCTATCTGTTTGTTGAGCGAGGGATAAGAATATAAATATAAACTGTTTGTTGGCTATGCATATAAGTTTGAACTGTTTTTTATGTGAGCGCTATTAGCTGCAGGAGATGACTAATGGATAGGGAGTTTGAACAGTCACTGATTGTCGAACGGATTGCTTTTTTGGCCAAAAACGCCGGGATGGACGGAAATGACGAACGGGACAGGCAAATTGCGCTGATCTGGATTGCTGAACTGGCGGGGCAATTGATGACGTTACAAGCCGCGTAATGCGGCTTAGGCGGCAGCAGTTCTCAGCAGGTCTAATGCCATTTGTCGCTGTTCGGGTTTCAGGTTATTCAACACCGTTTGCAGCAACTGATCGCCGGTTTTGGCGCTGGGGCTGAGTGTGTGGGAAAAGGTCAGATTCATCACAAAGGTGTAGCCGCATTCCACATCTGCACAGGCACAGTAAATGTCTGCAATCTGTCGGTGTTTGCGGTTTGTTTTGCGGATAACGGCTTTTGAGCCGCACTCCGGGCATTCAATTTTTAATACCCGCATATTCCATGCTCCGGCCTCTAAAACATGGTTAAATTTTAACGTTTTATGCCCCATTACGCACCCTGAATCGTTGTATCATCGGCAAAATCAAAAATTAAATGCAGATTTTGCGGTATTTCGGGGTCTTTATTGATGGAAGCCATAAAACGGCGCTGAATGGGGATCACCTCGTCTTTGCGGTACGTGTTCCGCGCCTTTTCCGGGTCGCCCAGCCCGGCGGCGTTTTGCGGGATGATGCCGCACAGCCCAGCCGGGAAACGGTGTGCATTGAGTACATCCTGGGCGCTGATGTTTTTCACGTTGGCGAATTCGTCCTTGGCGCTGATATCCCCCATTTGAATAAATTGCACCCCCTCTTTGTCGCCGTTCGGGATGTTTACCAGGATGGTGGAGAAATTGCCGATCCCTTTGCTGCTGGCTAACTGGCGTTCAATTTCTTCCTCGATCTCGTCGGTCATATTCGGGTCGCTGGTGTAGAGGATACCGCCGGTGTGTGCGCCGTTGTGGTAGTAGCGGCGGCGAAAAATCACCGCTTCACTGTTCAGCAGGGCCGAGTGAATACCGCCGATGTAATCCGGCAGGCCGTAGATCTGCTGTTGTGGGTCGTACATCTTGATGAAAATCACGTCTTCCGGCGGGTAAACCAGTGGTTCTCCTTTCTGCAATACCACAAATTCCCCGGTTTTACGGATGCGGGTATACAGTGCGGGTAGCGGCGTCAGGGCGATCACCTCTCCCCAGCCATTGCGTACTTTAAGGATGGCGATATCACCAAAGGTCAGGTAGTCGAACGCAGCGGCCAGCATGTCATCGTGAGACAGACCACCCCCCTGATAATCCGATGCCACCATGTTCCGGCGGGCATAGAGGATACCGCCGTGCTGGCCGTTCAGGTTGACCAGTTGAGCCAGGGCGAGCCGGTCTATCGGCAGGGTGTAGTGATTAAATTCATTGTCATACCACACATCGCGGTAATCGGTGCCGGTGGTTAATACCGGTTCCGGCTTGCCGAACGTGATAATACTCATCTTTTTACGCGGGGCGTTTTGTGCCTTCTGGCGGCGGTGTGATGTCCTTTTCATGCTGCTTTTTTCAGTCTCCATCGGGATTGGGGTTTGTTCTCATAGTTCAGCGGCTCGTTATCCAGCGCGTGCGCGATAGCGAAGAAGGCTTCGGCATGGCCGGTTTCCGCGCTGCGGTCGGCGATGAACGTCATGGCGTTGCCGCTGGCCGTGGTGGTGCGCCGTATCGCCATAAATGATGCCGGGATAGCCTTTTCATCCTGATCCCACTCAATGCGCTGACTTTCCACCACGTCGGCCGCTTTCATCACCAGCCGGTTTTTGGTTTCCACGCCGTAGCGGATAGCCGTTGCCTGCCGCATGGCAAAGTGCTGGATGTTCTCAAACACCCCAGCGCCAATGCCGGTCACATCAATGCCGATATAGGTAAAGTGGTAACGCTGGAACAGCTTTTTGATCTGGTTGGCCTGATAACGAAAGTTCATGCCGTGCCAGTTGACGACCAGCAAAACGCGGAATTTCTCGCCGTCGTAAATGGGCGGGGCGACGATCACAAGCGTGGACAGGTCGCCGGAGCGGGCCGGGTCGTAGCCGCCCCATACCTCGCGGTTGCCGAACGGACGCGGCGCGGTCGGGTCGTGATCCTGCCAGGTGGCCGGGTCTACGCCGCAGCGCTCCAGGTCGTCAAAGCTGAACACCGCGTCTTTGTTGTCCACAAACACGCACATATACAGCATGTTGAACGTGTCCACGTTGTAGCGGTTGCGCAGTTTTTCCAGGCTGGCGCGCAGGCTGGGCAGCAGCTTGGCCCGGGCGTAGTTGTCGGTCCAGATCTTGGTGGTCACGAACAGTTCGGAACGCGCCACGCCGCTTTCGGCGATAGCCTGGCCGACCTCGGTTTCATTGCCGTAGATCTGCGCCGTGTCGACGGCGCGATAGCCCAGGTCGATGGCGTTGCGGACCGAGTCGATCACGGTCTGGCCGGTCAGGCGGAAGGTACCCACGCCAAAGGAAGGGATGGTCATGCGAAGACTCCTTGAATGCAAGACGGATGAATATGAAGGTTGTCGACGGCCTGCCGGCGTACTGCCCGCGCCCGGTTCGGCCTTCCCGCGCAGGATCGACTGGCCTTGATCGTCGCCGGCTCCTGGGGCGTGGGTGACGTGACCCGTACTGCCAGGGACGTCCTCGCCACCGGCTGCGTCACACCTGTTGTGGCGTGCGGGCGTAACGATGACCTACGCCATCGACTGCGCACCTTCCCCGGACACATCATGGGCTGGGTCGACGACAT